TCAGTGCAGCAGAAGCCGCATTCACTCGATTTGCACGAATTTCAGGAGTGATGGCACGGCTAAAGCCAAGCCAAGTGCCAGTGGAAGCATTGCTGTGATGGTATGGAACACCAAACAGAGCGGGCAATGCAGTAGGAGCACTGATACCGTTGGTAACAATAAAGTCACCACCAGTCACACCAGCAATCTGGGGAGTGATGTTGATAGTCTTGTTTTCAACGTCCCAGAAGGTAATAACTCCGCTGCCCCTGTTAGTAGCAAGAGTGGAGTTGAATACCTGTACAGTCTGACCAAAACGCATCAGACGAGCACCGAATCCGTCAGTGGTCATAACAACAACGTTACTACCACCGGCAGGAGTATCAGTAGTAACAGTGCCAATGACACCGTTACCAGCTTGCATCATCTGAGCATCAAGCTGACGACGAAGCTCATCCAATGCTGTAGCAGTAAGACGACGAACACCGTTGACAATAGACTTCCTATCATCATCGGTAGCCCACTGTGCCAGCTTGGTGTATTCGATGTTCTCGGAAACAAATACGCAGCTAAGAACCGCCTTATCAAACGACGGCCCACCGCCACGACCCAAATCTCCGCCATCAGGATTGAAATACTGAAAAGAACCACCGGGACGCAGTTCAAGAGGAACTCGCATCTGACGGTTAGAAATCTTCTCAACATCCCTCTTCTGAATGTTAGCGAAGAACTTGTCATCTCGCTCAAAGAGTGTCCGAATCTTCGGAATTACTCTTTCAAGCTCAAGTGCAGTAACCTGAGATTCAACTAGTGCCATGTTAATGTCCTCAATCTCGCATCAAATAGTCTAAAGTGCTAGTCCCTTTTGGGATAGACCTAGCTTGGTCCTTTACTGTCTTTCCGCTTTGAGGGGAGGCGGATTGACTCCGTGCTTTTCCAACAGGTAAAGGTCCACGTTTATCTTTTCTATTAGTATCTTCATCATCATCTCGGACTCGTTTACCAAGACCTTTTAGAGCTTCATTCCGTGCTTTCTTGATAATAGCTGGCAGTAGAGTCTTTGCCTTGGACGTGTAGGCAGATTTAATTCTGTCCATTGACTCTGTGCTAAAATCATCACTAAATGCTTTTTCCCAAAGCTTATCTAAAACAGCTCTAAATCTGCTATCAGCGGCGATAGCGTTCTCAAGATTATCGAATGCTTCACGAGTGGCATTCTTCCTGACATAATCTGTCATTGAATCATTAGGGTCAATGTTCTTATCAATAGTGGCTTTCAGGACATTCTCTGTCTTAGTAGTGACAGTATCCTTAGCCGTATCAAACTGACGCTGAGTAAATGCACGTTCACGCTCAGCTACTTCGTCAACTTCAGGATTCTTTGTATCAGTAGAAAGCTTTTGCGGTGGTGTAAATGTTTTGCTACCAAAGATATACTGATTCAGGGTATCAGCAGCCGCTAGCAAATCATCTACGTTGTTATCCCTTCCGTCTTTAACCATAGTCATAATGGTATGCTTAATGACATTGCCGATAGTGTGATAATAAGCTGCTTCATTAACCTTGAATAGAGTTGGAAGATAATTATCAATTACTTTGTCAAACGAATTCTTATCTGTGTTGAGAACAGCATTTAGGAGACTCTCAGTTGAGCCTTCCATGATTTCATTCTCATAAGTATCCAGCCGTTCAGATTTCTCGACAGCGGCTTTAGCATCTGCAATCGTAGGAAGCAACTCAGTAAATGCCTTCTCACGATAGATAGATGATTCAAGTCCTGGAAAATCCTTAAAGATTTCAGGATACTTAGCTAGAATTTCCTTGCGACGGAGAGGAACAACCAGTTCCAGCTTATCTTCATCTGGTTCTGCAAGTTCTTCCTCAATCTCATCTTCTAAAGAGAGTTCTTTCTGCTCTTTAGTCTCTTCTTCGCCTTCTTTATCAGTTTCTTTAGCAGCCTTTTTCGCAGGCTTTTCCAGTTCAATAGTTTCTTGTTCTGGCTCGTCTTCACCAAGTAATTCAATGACATCTTCTCTGCTCAGAGATTTATCCTCAATTGGACCAGTAGCCGTATCAGCAGGAGCAAAGAACGGAATCAGATTAAGCTTGTGCAGAAACATTGCTATTCTCCGCCAAAGGCATGTTAGTACCTGTTGGCTGTTGCGGTGTGGGTCCGGCTGGTTGTGGCTGTGGAGCAGTACCCATACTCATTTGAATTTGCTTCATATGTTCTTTCATGTGAAGCAGTACGTTCTTATACCCAAGAGGATTTTCAATCTTAAGCAGCCTACCAGCATCAGATACTAGATATGTTCTGCAAACTTCAGCTTCGATATCATGATTATCTAGGTCTGGGTCAATATCAATCGACGGCTGTTCAATATCAGGTGGTGGAGGTTGTCCAGCCATCTGAGCCATTATTACGGCTTCAGGGTCAGGAGGAACAGTAATAGGCTCAGAGTTAATTAGAAGTCTAATTTCCTCGTATTGCTTCTGTCTATCATCCTCACCCGGTACAGTAAAGTCATCAAGTCCGATAGCTTCGACGAGGGACTTAACATTCTCTGGGTCTGCAAGTGCTTTAAGGATTTCTGGATTCTGGAGCTTGAGTAACTCCATGTAGGTATCCTTGCGCTGTGACCAGGTAATTGGGAGATTCTCATTGGCTTCTAGCTCAATTCTACCAATACGTCCCTCAAGTTCTGCTTTACGAATGAACACATTAACAAAGTTACCCTGCTCATTCTTCTCGACAGATTTCTCATCCTCTTGTACTTCTTGAATATACATTGGAATAACCTTGGCGAAGATTTCCTTCCACCAAGTAATATAAGTCTTCCAAGTATTCTGAAGTCTCTGAAGTGCTTGCGCACGAGACATTGAATATTCAGAAGCAGTACGAGAGCCAGAAAGCTGACCACCAAACAACGACGGTTGAGCGCCAGATACAGACTGGCCGAGGGTCTGTATCATGTTGAAGAATGGCAATACTTCCTGGCTCAGGGTAGCCGTTCTAGTTTCAAAGAATCCATCTCCAACAGATTTACCTGTCTTCGGAACAGCAGGATAAATACCGCCAGGCATTGTTTCAGCCTCACGGTATTTCTCAAAGTTCAAAACTCCTGGGTCTGCAAACGTCTGTTGAATACCATGTTCAATGGTTTGCAGAACTAAGCTTATAAGGTCCGAAGTAATATCCTGAACGCTGACCAGTAATGAACCAGTAGGATAATAATGAATATAATCGGACAGAGGATTTTTAATAATAGTCCAACAGTCATCGAGACTTTCATTCTCATCAGCAGCCCACTCGTCGTTGACTAGAACTAATTTAGCTCCATCAGGATAATGCTTCTTGAGTAAATCTGTATCTTCTTTCTTTAGAACGTTGAACGCTGAAGGACGAAGCCAACAATTTCTAACAGTAACATTATTAAGAGGATACTCACCACGATACTGAGGTGACAACCTTGCCCACTGTTCATATGGGTCATACATTCCTCCACCAGCAGGACCAATCTTCTTGCCGTTGGAATCAAATTTATCTCTTAGATGGTCATATCTATCGAGAGCATTAGTGTAGTGAGTCTCATAACTAAAGATAAGATATGGGCAATCAGCCTGCTTCATTGCATAGTTCGGCACCTTTACGTATAGGCCACCGTATACTTCCATGCAAATTCTAGACTTTGGCACTTCTTTCTGGTCAACAAGTCTAGTAACAATAAGCGGAGACTTCTGCAAATCTGGGTCAAGCTGCGCTGCGCACTGAGGACAAACAGTCTGATGCTCATTAATAATTAAGTCATGCAGTTCAGCATCATCATTATCTGGTTGAAACTCATCAACTTCCTGATTAGTAAATACATCATCATCCAATTGATTTTTGCAAATTGGACAAATATAAACTTGAAGAGTTTCATTCTCATACTTATTCTCTTTGTAAGTTCCATAACTTTCATCTGCCTTTGGGTATGAATAGCAAGCAGTCATACCTTCAGTCATGTTAATGTATAGAGCGTGTAACCAAAGAATTGGTGCATCTACATGTCTATAAATTAGTTCTGCAATCTTATCACCAGCCTTAGCCGTTGACAAGTCAATAGGATTCTCTGCATCATCAGGAAAACATTTTATTGCAGGAATTGTAATAGAGAGAGCAGCAATAAGGGACTCCAAATAAGCACGGAATACATTAATAGGCTTATCATAAAATGCTTGGTCGTTGTCGGCATTAGAAATTTCTTCATCCCAGATACGCCAGTCATGTGCTACTTCAGAGTACCAAACTCGCTGAAATCCTTCCCAAAGAAGTTTGAGCCGCCGCCAATTACGGAGTTGGCGTTCACGAGCGGCTCTATCCTCTTGGTCGAAATTAGTCGCAACAGTCTTAAGAAGATTCTTAATCTTCTCTTGTGTTGGCTTATCGAGCTTGGTATTAGGCATCTACTTCTTTGCAAACTGCTTACGCTTAGCAGCCGGTGTCTTCTTAACGAATTCTTCAGCTACTTGTGGTGATGGTCCTGGCCCTTTAGTTGGCTTCATACCATGTGCGATACCAGCCATAAATTTATATTGCTTAGCTGATGTAGCAGGCATCAATCACCTTGTGTTGCGTCAGCACGCATTAGCTTCATTTTCTTATTACCGCCTTCATTCTTCTGCTTACGAACAGCAGCCATATCAGGCCGTTTAATATTGTTGCCACCACCCTCAGCATAGCCACGCGATGACTTTACTTTCTTTTTCATAACAGCCGGGTCGAATACTTTCTTAAGCATTCCCGCCGATGGTCCAACAGGCATCACTTAGCCTCCTCAATACCGAGTTCGTCTTCTAACGCTTTAATACTATCTTCAGTAGATACATCTGGAATAACTACTGATAGACCACCACTTTCACCTCGTGGAACAGCTTTAGCAACGGCTGCTTTAGCAAGAGCCTCATCATTCCTTCTCTGCTCTTCAATGACTTGAAACTTCTTTCTATCCTCAGCCTCAAGCATCTGCTTACGAACAGCCCAAGGAATAGAATGAGGTCTAATACTTTGTGGTGGCTGCTGTACAACTGGTTCAGCAGGTTGAGCAGGTTTAATTAGAGCATCGAGCATTTGCTTGCGCTCATAATTAGCAATCTCAAGCTGCATCTTAAGCGTCTCACAGGATTTGCAAATTAATGCATTCTCCTGCATTTCAAGCTTTTGACGCTTGAACTGATATCTAATTGAGAGATATTCTTGTAACCAGTTAAACATTAGTGTCTCGCGTGATGAAATTTACGAATTGGTTTGTATGGGTCGCCAGATTCAGCCGTTCGCATGTTACGGTAGAATCCAGTCCAATCACCATCAGCACTTAGCTTATGAATCAAATCCTCTTGCTTTTGGATTCTCTTAAACTCATCACCAGCAATTTCAAAATAGTTCTCTGCCCCATCGACCAAATAGCGTAGGCCGTCAATAGGGTCGTCACCTGAAAATGCCGCAATGTCTTCAATTTTCTTCTTATCGTAAGAGCAAGCTTTGATTGCGTCAATCAACATCTTGCATGAACTGAAAATTTGTAATTTAGGAATATTGGTTTCTGGTTCAGGTTCAACCAGTGAATTCATATACGATTTATATTCGTCCATACTTCTGTTACGAAGAAGCCACATTGAATGCTCTTCGTTATAGACAGGACGTTCTTTAAGAACAGTAGGTCTAGGCTTCCATCTCATATACTCGTGAATTAATTGCTTGCCTGAGATGCGGCTTCCAGGTGAATTAGTAGTCAGTTCAATCTGTATCCCAAGAGCCTCACTGATTTGCTCTTGGATTGTATGCTCCTGCCCAACTTCGTTACCGGCTGATTTACAGAACTTAACCAGTCTAGGCTTATCAATTTCAATCAGCTCTTTAACAACTGGCGACCATTCTGAAATCTTAGTCTTTACCCACCATTGCTCACGATAGATATAAAGACGTTTAGATGGACTAATTGCTCCCCACCCAATCCATGTCATAGCAGCAAATCCCCAGTCACCAATTACTATTCTAGGCCACCAAGCGGGGATTTCAAATTCATCAATTACATGTAGAGCATTCTCTGGTTCATCAGGGTAAGCTCTGTCTCTGAATTCATCAAATACTTGTCCAGAATAAGAA